GATATGCCCCTTGGATTATTTTGACAAATGGAGTCGATAACCCAGTCTATTGGGCGGGTTCTGGTAATCTTTCAGCTTTAGGTGGGTCGCCTCCCAAAGGTAAATGTATTTCTGCCTTTGGCGGCCATGTGTTTATCAGTAATCTCATCAATGATTACACTCAGCGTGATCAACGGAGTAATGTAGATGATGCAGAAGATTGGAGTGGTGGTACCGCTGGCACTGTTGACCTCCGAGAAGATGCTGGCGATATCCAGGGTGATTTGATTTTTGGCGATATCAGATACATTATCAAGGAGAACTCAATTGCTATCTGTCGTTCTACGGGTTATGACCCTCCCTTCCGCTATGATGACAATTACGCACCAATTGGTTGTCCGGCTCCGAAGACCATTATTAAGTGCTGGCTCTATGACCGTGGGTTCTTTCTAGGCAGTGATTTGAACTGTTACCTTATAGCCAAAGATGGGCATTATTATCCAATAGGAGATGACATTGCCGACAGGATACGAGATTGGGGTAATGATGACACTTTAAAGTATAGTTTCGCTTTTTATTATCCCAAACTCGATTCAATCATCTTGGCTGTTCCGGCAAACAATAATACTTCTGGCTGGGCTGTAAGAATGTTTGCCTTCGATATGGGGCACTATATCAGAACTGGCGAAACCATTTGGTCTACCAAGATCCAAACTGGCAAGAAATTTACTGCAGCTGCCGAAGGTAGATTCAGGGAACATTTTAAAATAGGTAACCTTGAAGGAACCATTGGTGATCTCGACGGCAATATTGGTGATTATTATTCTGATGCTGCCTTTTCTCAAGTGCTTGTTGGTGACAACGATGGCTATGTTTATAAGTTCGATCCCACCCTGGATAGTTTCGATGGTACAACGATAGACTGGGTGGCTACATTCATGGATTACAAGCTGGCTGGTAAATTCGCTCGACAATTCAGGCTCCAGGAATACAGATTAATGTTCCGCAAAGAAGGCGATGTTACAGCCACAGTAAAGGTCTCGACAAATGGTGGAAAAACTTATCCCTCTTCTTGTGACATTGATATGTATGACGATTATGACGGTGCTGATAATGAAGAAGTAGATGGTGTGGCTTGGTTTGACGTCTTTGGTAAAAAGCATCGTATCAAAATAGAGGGCAGCGGCAATGTTGCCATTGAGGGCCAACGTTTCTACGGTGTGGATGAGGGTATCAGGTAATGGCTCTACTGAAGCAAAACTTTCCGGATCCTCCACTGAGGAGTGAACAGCTGCTCGAATGGGCACAGCGGCATTCTTCGGCCATGACTTCCTTTATGCGGGAGCTTGGTGATCTGGTAGTCAAGCTGATGCCCAAGGATGCTACTCCGAATCAAGCTGGTGCTTATGTTCATGGGGAAACCATCGGTTATCATGATGGCTCCCAATGGATGTGTTACATCAATGATGATGGTACGTTTGGCTTTAAGGGAGACAATGGTAACTATCTTACCTGGGATGGTAGTACCCTTGAAGTTAAGGGTACCCTGAAGGCAAGTGCAGGAGAAATAGGTGGTTTCACAATCGGAGCTACCGTTCTTTATTCGACCGATAATAACATCGTCCTAGATTCTGCCAATAAGAAGATTACCATCAGTGATATTACATTTGGCAATCAGGGCATCCAGCTTGATTACAATTCCGGCTCTCCCAGGGCCTACATCGGTGATGGTTCCAATCAGTTTTTCAAGTTCGATGGTACAAAGATAACTTGGAAGGGGACAAATGCTGAGCTTACTGATGGCGGGGTTCTCTCCGTATCGGATATTCTTGCAACTGGTGGTAGCATTGCTGGTTGGGATATCGATTCTAGTAAGATCTACAAAACAGGCATTGAGCTTGATGCAACAAACAAAAGACTGAAGGCTTATAATAGTGATAACTATGTGATCATTAGCCCCAGCGGAATTGAATGTTATGATGATACGCTTGGAATAACTGTAAACATCCCAACAGACGGTAGTGCTCCCACATTCTCGTCTGGTGTGATCAAGGAATTCGAATACCAGATTTATACATCTGGGGTGATAAAAACTGCTGATGATCCCACAAGTGATGGCGGCTTTTTGGTGAATAATACCAGGCTAGCGGGCTATACCAGTGCTGGTCTAAAGGTACTGGAATTTATATTTAATGGCGATGACGCTGGGGATGCCTACATCGGTGATTTCGACAATGATAATGCAGGTCTAAAATATGATCATTCAGCTGGTACTTTAGACATTAGAGCAACACTATCTCTCGACAGCTACTATAAGTTTCCAGATGATGCTGATTTAATTGCTGCCTGGGACTTTGATATCTATGAAGATGTTGGGCTTGTACCAGATATATCAGGCAATAAAAATAACCTTGCTTTCAATGATAAGTGTACAGTAGACAGTTTCGTACAAGGTGTAGCTGGTAGAGCCTTGGAGGCCTTAGAGGCAGACGGGAATGTTAAGATTGCAAACAGTGATATGTCACAAGACCTCTACAATCTTGGCTCTGCTGACTTTTCTGTTTCGTGGTGGATGAAAATTAAAAACAGTAATCCATCTACAAATTACCCGAAAGTGCTTTATAAATTCAAAGACAATGACAATAGGTTTCATATCCACCCTAGTAGTCCATTTGATGGTGACATTCGTCTTGTAATTAGAGAGGACGGAAATTATGATTCAAAGACTGTAGCTGCTAGTTATGGAGATTGGCAATGGCACCATTATGCTTATTGCTTCGATGTTTCGGAAAAGACAGTCTACATTTATGAAGATGGAGAGCCTCTTACTACTTGGACATGGACTAATTGTGGAAATGATATTTCCAATACTGGCAATCTTGGCATCGCTGGCAATCCCGGCGGTGCCGACCCACTAAATGGCTGTATAGACTGTTTCAGAATTTACAAAAAGGTTCTTACTGCAGATGAGGTCAAGGCACTCTATCTTAACCCGGCTGGTTACCCAGTAGGGTATGGTATGAGCCTGGCTGATTACTGGGCACATAACAGTGACAGGACTCTTATAGACGGCTCTAAAATTTACGCTGGTTCAATTACAACAGACAAGTTGGATGTTAATGAATTGTCTGCAATTACTGCAAATCTTGGAAATATTAATGCTGGCAATATTACTGGCGTCAATATTACTGGAGCTACAATCAGGACGGCTTCTACTGGAGATAAGCGGATTGAAATAACTTCTGATGGTATTGCTTTAATGCCCGATGGGGCAGCCGGGCAATATGGCAATAATTTTAAGTATGGTAATAATGTCAAGTATGGTGCTGGAGTTCTGGCATATATAAATCATCTTTCAAAAGACATTCCGTTCTATATTAACTATGAACAGAATGTTGCTGATTTTCATTTTTATAACCGCTCTAGTACTCCATCTGGTACAGCTGAAATTGGTGATGTTTGTGTTGTGAACGGAGTTCTCAAGATATGTACTGCAGCCGGAACTCCTGGAACCTGGGAAGATGTAAGATTTGTAATTGACGATGATGATCGTGATCCAAGTTCTCATGACTTTGTGCTAGGTGATCTTACTACTGATGGGAACTTCCATGAATTAGACTTGAGTGGTATTGTACCTACTGGTGCTCGTTTTGTTGCATTAGGTGTTCGTGTTAAGGCTCCAGCTACTTATAAATACATTCAATTTAAACCAAGAGACAATACCAATAATTACGCAGTCCATATAGTTTATACTACTGAAGCTGATGTTCCAAATTACGGGTATGTTGTTGTGCGTTTAGATTCCAACAGGAAAATTTATTACAAAACAGTCAATTACGCAAATTGGACTTTCATTTATATTGATGTGATGCAATGGTTCTACTAGGAGAATGATATGGCAATCCGAGAAGAGGTATATGAACGATGGGGGCCTATGCTCCTGGAAGCCATTGTTAGGTTGCTGGTTAACGAAATAAACATCTTACGCCAAAAAGTTGGGTTACCTCCAAGAACGATGGCGCAGGTATTGGCGGCAGTTTTAAATGAATATAACTCACTTGAAGAATTTGACTTTGTCAAAGAGTTTGACGAAGTGATGAGGGGAATAAGTCATGTCAACAAACTTTCCAACTTCATTAGATAGTTTTTCAACTAAAACAGACAATGTTGATTATGTGCAAGCAGCACATATAAATGATCTCCAGGATGCAGTAGAAGCTCTAGAGGCCAAAGTTGGTATTGATAGTTCGAGTGTTGATACCAGTATTGACTACAAAGTAAATAACTTCTTTGTGGAAAATACCAGAGTTGTCTACTTGTATGAAAATACTGCCCCAACAGGCTGGTCTACCACCGGCCTACCTACGGATAGGGTGCTTGCTGTCAAAGGTGGTACACATGACTATAATGTAAATGGCGGCAATGAAGCTGGTAGCTGGCAAGTGGATGGCCTGAGTACTGGAAACGATTCGCATAAACACCAGTGGTATGAATACGCTGGCCCCAGTGATGCAGATGAAACTTGGGATTCTTCAGGTACTCAAGTGGCAATAGATAAATCTGCCAAGAACCCCAAAGGTATACTTGTCAGTGGTGATACTGAAGGTAAGCTCAATTTTGACGCTTATACCTCCACAGAAACCCATAACCACAGTGTGTCTTCAGATTCCAGCTGGCGGCCCTATGCGGCAGTCGGAATTCTTTGCAAATACGTTGGAGCATAATAGGGGGCTTTTATGCTTTGTGATGGCAAATGCAAGAAGGGTAAAAAGAGATGTGGCTGTCTGATCGATATTGTTTTGAAGAATGATCTGACTGGCGAAACAAAGGTTGAAGAACATTGCGTGTTCAAGGCGATATTCACCTCTCTTGCTCGCCAGGAGCAGGGGCAAATTAGAATTCAGGCAGCAGTTGAAAACAGCCGGAACGAAAACGTCAAGTATCTTAGGGAAAACACAGAGGCAATAGCAACTGGTTTCATGGGGCTTGTTAAGGCAGCTGAGGAAGCCAGAAATAGACAATTAGAACAGAAGGGGGAGCCATGTACGGTAAAGGTCTTAGAGCAGAACTCTTAGCATTGCTGGAGAAATTCTTCAATGAGGAACAGGGAAACAAGATTACTCCTTTCAATATGGGTGGCCTTATTGGCAGCGTCAATGGCCTGCTTGATAAGCATACCATAAAGGAGAAAAAAGAGAAGGAGAAGTAAGATGAGTCTCTTTGGTTTAGGAGGGGGCTTTTCTAAAGACAAACAGAAAAGCAAGCAAAAGAGCAAAGAGAAGCGTGATATCTGGTACTGGACGCCAGAACAGAGGGAGCTTGCATCCAGCTTCATAGGCGACTATCTGACCCCACGTCTTGGCCAGGGCTTGCCTGCCTACACTGGACAACTTCCAGGTACAGCGCAGAGTGCTGTATTCAACAAGTTGGCTCAGGACGCCATGCAGGGTACTGGCGCATTTGCTGCCTGGAATCGGGTACTCAGTCCCCAGGATTGGGAGCAGGGAGTACAAGAAAGACTTGCTGCCAGGGAGCGTTATATGCAGCCTATCTGGCAGAAGGAGGATGCGGCCCTGAAGGAGTCCATGAGAAATATGGGCTTACAGCATTCTACCGATATGCTCAAAAAGATGGCTGATATTCATGAGCAGCGGGCTGCCTTGACTGATATGTTTGCTCAGAATCTTTATGATCAGTATGAGCAAATGGGTCTGCAGGTTGCCCCCCAGGTTGTGGATGCTCTGTCTCGTATAGGCGCAGCCCAGTATCAAATGGAAAATGCAGGTTTGGAAGCGCAGTTCAGGGAGTGGCTGCGTACCCAGCCGGAATATAGCCCGGTGCTTGAGCAAATCCTTGATATGTTGAAACTTACCCCAGTGCAGAAAGGCAAGATCAAAACCAAGGGTAAGGCCAAGGGTAGTGCATCCGGTTGGGATATCGGCGGCGGTATGAAGCTTGGCTTTTAATTTATTTGACAAGCTTACAATGCCATACATCCCCGGAGGTTAATAGATGAATATCAATGTCAATATCAAGCGTCATAGGCCCCATTATCTTGCCTGGATGGGTGGTTCTCTTTCTGAACCTTCCCCTGCCAACCCAAAAGATCTGGCAGAAGCTGACATCAAGCTTCAGCGTGAAGCCATCAAAGCGGCGACTGCCTGGACAAAAGTGATGGATCCGGCAGATCCTCGTGACCAGGAAATGCTGGCATCTCTACTGGAAAGGGCCAAAATGCCTGCTCCTACAAAAACTCTGCCTACAGAGCAAGCTTTCACGGAGCAGGATGGGGCTTTTCATCTGCCTGAAGCTGAAATCATTGACAAAGGTAAAACCTTACAAATGCTTCAGGAAAGATTCATGATGGACAATGTCCCCAACTATAAGCCGCAAACGATTGAAAATGTAGATATAGGTGGTAAACCCGGCACAGTTTACTTCGACCCCATTACTGGCCGGGAAGAGCAGTGGCCAACTTTCCAGGAGCCGGAGAAACCCTCCGATTACGAGCAGAAGATCCAGGCTATGCGTGATGCTGGTTTCACTGATGAGGAGATCAAGCGTGCTATGGGTGCCCTCCCAAAGGCAACCGAGAATCAGTACGCCCAAAAGGTGAAAGTACTGAAAGAGCTTGGCATACCCAATGACAGAATTGCCCAGGCTCTTGGTGTACCGAAAGAGGATCTCAAGGAACACTGGGTACAGAAGTGGGACGATAAGGGTAATCTCATAGCAGAGGAGACGCATGGATGGGCTGCTCCGAAGATACTGGTAAAACACAGTGATGTGCTCAAAGCCGAAGCTGAACTGAAAAAGAATAAACCTGAAGGTGTGCCAAGACAAGTAGTTGATAAGGCAATCTCCGCAGCCAGGAATGATCTCCTGGATACAGATCTTTTCCCAGCTAAGGAAGGCGGCTTCCTGGGCTTTGGTGGGGAAAGTGAGGAGGAGTACAGGCAGCGTTACAACGATGCCCTGGAAGAGCGAGTGCAATACTATCTCGACCAGTACAAGAAATCTGGCGTGATAGGAACAGCACCGGAGCAGAAGAAAGAGAACCCACACGGCAAGATAGTCAAAAAGGGCTTTTATCAAGGTAAAAAGGTAGTGGTGTACGAGGATGGCTATGTCGACTACTACGACTGGTAAGCTGAAGGCTGCCCCTGGGATAGATCTTAGTAAAATCCAGTGGGTTGACGAATTAAAGCCAGCCCCAGGCATAGATCTATCCAGGGTGCAATGGGTGGATGGGGAACCCAAGAAAGAGGAGTCCAAGCAAGAAACACAACTGGTCGGGCCAGTTATTCTCCCAAAGCAGAAACTGACTGATGCTTCAGCACCTACAGAAACAGATCTCAATAATCTTGCAGAAGCAACTGACAGGTTTCTTGCTGAGAATCCTGTTACTGGCCCTATTGGTGGCCTTGCTGAGACAGCTTATACTCTAGGCACTGGAATGTTTGCCTACCCGGCGTCGCTTGCTGTTTCAGCCTACAAGTTTCTTACTGGTTCCAGTAAGGAGGAAGCCAAGAAGGCTGGTGAGAAAGTAGCCGAAGCTCTCACCTATAAACCCAAGAGCGAATACGGGAAGACCTACACCCATTGGGCTACATGGCCCATTCAGAAGATATCGGAATTTTGGAGGGCTGTGGGAGAAGCTGCAGATACTTCGAGCAATGAAGAGTACCTGCGTACCATGGATGAACTCGGCCTTCCTTATATGCCAACAGAAGCAACGACCACCTTCCTCGAATACGCCACTATAGGTGCGCTCTTAAAACCCCTACATGTAGCTGGTGGTAAGTTTGTAGAGTCATTAAAGCCTGCAGAAATCAAAACTCTTCCTGGTGATCTCGCTAAACTGAGCGTAACCTCCAATGAACCGACTCCCCTGCTCCGGCCCCAGGAGCCAACAGGTAGTGCCCCCCTGCCTGCAAGGGGAGTCACTCCATTGGAGCCGTATATCGAGAGGTGGAAGCCCAGGGGAACAGAACCTGAACAGGCAATCAATATCATTGGTGCTCCAACAGTTACCACAGTCATCCCCGAAAGAGGAGCACCCATTCCCAAATCAACTGTCAGGGAAACCGTTATCCCTAAATGGCTTCCCAAAGGTGAGGGTGGAAAACCTATAGAAGTGATTCCTCCTCCTGAACCAAAACCAGAAGTACGTGTATCGCCAGAGCGTGGTGCGCCCATTCCCACCTCCAAGGTAAGAGAGACAGTCACTCCCAAATGGGGATGGACAAAAGAAAGTCCAGTGGAAGTGGTCCCCGCTCCTAAGCCAGAGAAAGTAACGGTTATCAAAGATACAGGCCCTATAGTGCCACCTTCCAGGGTAAGGGAGCCATATGTCCAGAAATGGCTGCCCAAGCAAGAGGAAGCCAAACCAGTAGAAACCGGGTCTGTACCGAAACCTAAACCCAAGCCGGAACCTCCGGTAGATACCGAAGTTCTTGCCAAAGATATAGGTGAAAAGCTGGGCCTTGATTATGGTGGTAAATGGTACCCCTATGGGGAGGATGGCCCCTTCATGGGGTATCAATTCACTGATCCCGATACCAGGAGCACCTTCTATCTCAAAGATCTTACCCTGGATGCTGGTAGGCGGAAGCTCGCTGAAGTACGAGCAAAGTTTGCTGCTGATAAAGTGGTCCGAGAGGAAGCCCTCCGGGACGAGAAGGTACCGGAAGCTACCAAGGAAAGGCTTCGCCTACAAGCAGAAGATATCAGGCGAGCAAGAGAAGATATTGAAAAATACAAGCGCATGCTTCTCTATATGCGTACCGATGAGCTTATCACTGCTGCCAATGACTATATCAGTGAACACGGTACTTTCAAGGCTGACAAGTATGGCCGTGCTCTAGAAGCAGAACTACAGGACAGACAACAAATGATCATGCGTGAACGAATTAGCCGTTCGATTGGCATCGATCACTCTCTGTCCAGTGAGGAATTCCAGACAGCAGCTACCGACGTAATAGCTCAGGATGCCCTGAGCAGGGCAATTGGTGAGGAATCGCCCATAAGTGCTGCCGAAAGGGCAGGAGAGAAACCCTTCGGCGAGGGTTTCACTGTCGAAGCTTTCGGTCTGCAGAGAATGTACGAGGCTGTCTGTAATGCCATACGCAAAGCCAAGGAGCGTTTCGCAAAAAGGGCAGAATCTCTTGAAGATTGGGAACGACAGCGCAGGCTGGCCGAGGAAACAGGTGGTGACCCGGAGAAGATTATCAAGCGACGTCGTATAAGCAAATATAAAGGCCTCTATAAGCCAGCCATTACAGAAGTAGAAAAGTTCGCCATGCAGGCCCTGCCCGACCTGGAACCCAGGATACTTAGATCTTCCAGTGGTAAGTGGGGTGCAGGCTGGGTAGAGAATCCAATCCGGGTATTTGAGCAGCTGGGGCAGAAAGCAATGGATCTCTTCTATTATCCAGTGCGTGATGCCATAGTTGCAGCCCGTCGAGAGCACCTTGCCCTCCGAGAACAACTGAAGCAGATGAGGAAAGAACTTGGCATCAATCGAAAGAGCGAGAAACGTATTGGTGCTTATGCTGTAGCCCAACAGCGAGGCGGTGTGGAAATCTTGAATAAAATGGGTGTGGAAATACCAGAACTTTCCCCCAATGAAATGAAGATGTATGAGTTCATCCGGGACAAACTGGATGAGTTCTATGAAAGGCTCAATGATGCCAGAATTGCTATTGGTAAGGAACCGTTTAACTACCAAGAAGATTATTTCACCTTCTTTAGGCTGCAGCCATGGTACAAGAAATTGGGCTTCAAGGTAGCAGATCATGAGTATGCTCCTCTTATTGACACGGAAGTAATCGATCTCGTCAACCTGCCTTTCCGGTATGCCAAGCACAGACGTCTCGATCTTCTTATGAAGTCCAAGGGTGTACGACTGGATGCCCTCGATATGTTTGACAAGTATGCTGGTCATACTCTGGAAAGCATCTATCTGGCGAAACCTCTCGCCAAGGGACGAGAACTTCTACTTGATCTTGATGGCTTTAAACTACGTGAAGCTGCTCCAAATACCTACACCTTCCTGCGGAAATGGCTCGATCAGGTATCCGGCAAACCAGCTGATACTATGCTGCCGAAGCCGATTGCTATAATGGTTCAGAAACTCACCCATAATGTAGCTGCTTCGATTCTCACCTATAATTTCCGCACGGCTCTGGTGCAGCCGACGGCTATCATCAATACCTATGCGAAGATAGGCGGCAAATACACTCTCGAAGGTATTCGAGGTATTCTTGATCCTAAAACCAGAGCATTCATTAAAAAGCACAGTGCATTACTGGCCAGGGAATTTGATGTCACTATCGCCGATATTAGTCATACAAAACTTGGTCGTCTAGCCAAATATAAATCACAGATAGTCAGTGCTGGTACATGGCCCCTGCGATATTTGGATATGGAAACAGCACGTGCTACTTGGTGGGGTGCCTACAAGTATGCCAGGGAAGTCAGGGGCTACTCCATGGAGCGAGCTATTAGATACGCAGACGATACTGTGGTTAAAACCCAGGGTAGTGGCCATAGGATCGATGTGGCTCCCATCCAAACAACCATAGAAGGCAAAGCTGCAACACTGTTCCAGACATTTACCATCAACAACTGGAACTTCCTGGTGAAGGATGTGTTGGGTATTAAAAACAAACACATCCCCCTTGATGTTGCCATGAAACGTGTGGCTCGATACATGGTTGCTGCAGCAATTACTAATATAGTCTTCGAAGATCTCCTTGGTATTCCTTCTCCAATGCCAGCCCCAATCAAGGGGGCCTACCGGGCTTATAAGAAAGATAAGTCAGTCCTGGGTGGAGCCGCTTCCGAAGGCATAGAAATAGTCCCAGTAATAGGTGGCCCGGTTAAGTACGGTTCCAGTGTTGGCGGCCCCCTATTGGAACTTGCTCAGGATGTTGCACAGAAAGCAAGTGGCACACCTGGGCCACAAGCCAGCTGGTTGAATATCGCTGGTAGGGCAGCCGGGGTTCCTGGTACGGCACAGATCTCCAAAACGACCAAACGTTTGACATGGGGACAATCGCTGCCAGAGGCCATTGTCGGCAGCGGTATGAGTAAACCTAGACAATCTAGCCGTAGAAGGAGACGGACAAGGCCCACCAGGAGAAATAGATCTAGGCGGTAATTTATCACAACTGATGCAATATTCCTTTGACAACGTCAATAATATTGTGCTACACTACCAATAAGGAGGAAGTGCAATGTGTGGGGAAGAAGAAGAAAATTACGACAGAGGACGCCCTGAAGTATCTCAGGGCTGCAGCCGAAGCTGTCCGCACAGGCAACGTCGATCAGGCCATCTACTTATCCCGGCTTGCTCATTTGTACTGTGTGGCTTTAGGCAACAGGAAAGACAATGGAAAGAGCAGAGATCGGTAAAAGGGAGCTAGACACGCTCTTTTTAATGGCTTCTCGTTGGGCTGATTCCTATAGGAAATTGCGAAAAGACCTGACAGATCACACTTGCTTTGCTGAAGATCTTAAATATGAAATCCAGACAATGATGATGCCATATGTAACTCGCCTTCACAAACTGGAATACATCTCAGACAGCCAACTCGTCAGCTTCCTACAAAAAATTCAAACCTTATTGGCCGACTTCCTTGAGGAAATGAAGGAAGACCCGGCAGTGGCTCTAGCAAGGGGACTTGATTATGGCAAGTAATCCAATGGCGATAGCCAGCAAAAGCAAGATGATTGAAAAGACCATCGGAGCAATCCGGGAGGATATGTACAAGCGTGAAGGTATTCCTATCGGTTATGCCGTCATCTTCTACGATCCATTCAACCCGGATGTGGATAAGCAATATTCCTATTGTATGCGTGTAGCAATGCTAGGGAAGGAGTTCGACGAGGAGCAAGGGAAGATCCTTGAGCAGGCAATGCTCTACATCTCTGCCGGAGTACAGAAAATCTTCAATAGTGCAATGGGAGTTGATGACGAATGGCTGAATTCACGACCAAAGACAGGGATCTCCTGATCAGAATTGCTACAAAGGTTGATTCAATGTATGACGCCTGGACTTCCGAAACAGGCGGGCCTCGGTGTGCAACCCATACCAAGGCAATTGAAAACCTGGAGAAGGAAACAAACAGGCTTCGTCGTTGGATCTTCTGGTTGGCCACCACTTTCACTACGGGGTTTCTATCGGTGGTGGTTACGTTAATCGCAAGTAAAAGATAGGGGGACTGTATGGAAATGAAACATTTTATCCTTGTGGAATTTGCCTGCCCCTGTTGCGGGAAGGTGGAGATGGACGAGGGTTTCCTCCGCAAGCTAGATCTTGCCAGGGATTACTCGATCGTCCCTTTCTTCATTACTTCCGGCTACAGGTGCGAAAGGCACAATGACAGGGTAGGGGGCAAGAAGAATTCTGCTCACCTTAGAGGCTATGCAGCCGATATCAAAGTGGCCAACAGTAGGGCCAGATACTACATCCTGGAAGCATTGATGCGTGTTGGATTCAAGAGAATTGGTATCGGAAGCAATTTCATTCATGTCGATGATGATCCTTCATTACCCACAGCTGTAGTCTGGACATACTACTGATACTAGCTGGAGGACATGGTAGATAAAGTCCTCGGGGCACTTTTCGACGAAGGAGGATTGGATAAATGGCTTTCCCAGTAGTAGGAATAATCACCGGGGCTTTCCAACTTATTGGTAATGCCATCAAAAACTGGCAGGAGCGTAAGAAAATGGAGCAGCAGGTCAAGCTCGAAATCCAAAAGGCAAAAGCCGAGGGGATTATCAAGCTGGCCCAGACTGCTCAGCAAGCAGACATCAAGTGGGATCAAATAATGGCGGAGGGGTCTCAGTCCTCCTGGAAGGATGAGTGGTTTGTCCTTCTTCTTTCAGTGCCTGCAATCCTGTGCTTCATTCCCGGCATGGATATCTATGTCAAGAAGGGATTTGAGGCCCTGCAGCTTACACCCGACTGGTACAAGGCTGCTTTTGGCCTTGCTGTAGCTGCCAGTTTTGGGTACCGCAAGTTTGCCAATTACATGATGAACCGCAAGAAGTAGGAGGGTCTATGAGGAGTATCGACTACACGTTGGCTTTCCTGGCTGACGTGCATCTCGATCCCTCCCTGCCGCCGTGTCCGGCGTGGGAGGGGGCCAAGAAGTTTGTCAAGGCAATGCAACCTGATTGGATCATTCTTGGTGGTGACTTCATGAATATGGGAGCACTCTCGCACTGGGATCTCCAGAAACGTGGGCTGATCGAGGGAAAGAGATACTGGAACGAAATCGAGTTGGCGCAAAAAGAACTGGATTATTTGCAGAAGCATTGCAAAAAAGCACGCTTTGTATATCTCGAAGGCAACCATGAGCATTGGGCCAAGCAGTATCTGGAACGCAACCCAGAGATGCTTGGCTTTATTGATGTTGTCAAGAATTTGTGTCTCCGGGAACGGGGCTTCGAATGGGTAGAAATCAATAGGGTTTACAGGGTAGGAAAGATGAATTTTCTCCACGGCTGGTACGTTAACAAATACCATGCCAACAAGACTCTGCAAGTCATGGGTGATAATTGTATGTATGGCCACATGCATGACCACCAAGCAACCATCATGCGTCTCCGTGCCAGTCAGGAGCAATACATTGCCATAGCAGTTGGATGTCTGTGCGATCTCAATCCTCATTACCAGCGGAACAAACCGAACCGCTGGGTGCATGGTTTTGGCTGGGTGGAATATTACGGGGATGGTGAGTTCCAGGCCCATCATCTTTTTGTCAATAATGGCAAGGTAGCATTTGGTGGGAAAGTATACTAGGAGGAGTAGGGATGCTGCACAAAGTATACGGCCTCAGCTTTTCTGCAGGCACTTTTGAACACGGCCTATGGTTTGACCATGACAGGCAATTCTACCAGCCCCATGGCTTCGGGGTGGTATTCCAAGTTGGCCTAGCAAGGCTTGTTTTCCCAGTCAAAAAAATCTGGCTTATGTGGAAACTGGCTACCCCTGCATGGAGAGCAAAGCGCAAGAAGGCGGGGTTCCCCTGGTGGAAAAGAATATTCTACCCGGTAAATGCTTGGCTTCATGCTGAACACATCTGGTTTACTATCAAGATCCCCATCTTTCCTGTGGTATTTACTTCGATAGCTCTCAGGAGATTCGGTATATACCTGGGCATCAAAGCATACCCAGTTACACGTAGAAACACCTGGTATCGCAGCTTCCTCCGGGACGATGAATTTCCACCAGATTCTGAGACCACCTACTATTACGTTCACCCATCTGCCACTATTAGAAGGACACGATGGAAGTAAGAGACCCCTACTGGTACTGCAGATGTGGGTTTGTCATCGAAGTAGACCTGGAATGGGATACCGTGGAAACACGGTGTCCCTTCTGTGGCAGACCCATGTTATTACTGGATAAGAAAGATCTACCATGTGGAGCCGATTACGACTAGCCCTGGGTACGGCTGCCTTCCTCTTCTCAATGGGGGCTGCCATACTCTATTCCATATTGAGGGATTGGTATGAAGAAAAAAGACATTAAAGAATTCATGGTTTTTATGACTGCACTATTGGAATCCCCAGATGTAATCATCAAATTTGAAAAGCTGCCGGATCCATTACATGGCCTGCTTGAAATCTACAATGTGGATGATAATGAGGATGATGTAATTTACAGAATCAAGCTTGATCCAGGTGGTTATCTCCTGCCCGCCCTGGTGCATGAGTTCCTCCACCTCTACTACCCCGATGCTAAGGAGGAAGAGGTGGAGGATGCAACTGTTGAAGTGTTTAAGAGTTTGAGGAAAGAGGATCTGCTGTTCCTCCTCCTTCTTCTTGCTCGGAAAGCTGGTTGAACTCACAGTGGTTCCCGCAATGGGAACAATGGAATGATTTCCCATCCCACTCTACAGTTGAATGCCACCCACACCGGGTGCAGTTCACATAAAACCCTCCGAGGCGCACCCCATCTGACCTTATTTCTCCTCCAAAGATAGTCATTGCCACAACTCCAATTCCAACTGAATTTCCTTGTAGTAGCGACGTTTCGCCTTCGAACGGTTATACTTCTTCTTTGGCTTGGGGCGGGGTCTGAGTAATCCGACCTGTGGTTTCCGAGCTTTTGCGACATCCTTTGGTTTCATATCTCAGACCCCCTATTTTTGGCCAAAATTGGTATTGAAATCATTAGATTTTTTCGCCTAAAATATAACCAACCAATAGGATAGTATAGGGTGGTTATATTTTCTGAAGCACACGGTGCCATCTGGCGGGCATTTTGCGCCGTCCAGATTCAATGGCAGCCACCCTGGCTTGGGTGACACCCAGGTGGTTAGCAACTTTAGCCTGGGTCAGCTTCTTCTCCTTGCGCCATTCCTTCAGATCAAACTCCTCTACCTTGTGTCCTGCTAGTTTTTTCATCATGCAGACGGAGCAGGTGAAGGCCACCACATCTTTCGGGTGCTCTACGTAATTCCAGCTGCCGTCTGTGTGCCATTGAAGCTCAGGCTCCCCGCAGTACTTACAACCCAGGGGAGCTTTCTCTATACTTTCCATTGGTTTCCTCCATCCGCATCCTCTTTTATCAAGTAAATTGCAGCAGCAATGTAAATGATTGCTCCATATAACTCTTCAATAGCTGCATCATGACACAGCCTAGTAGATTCGAAGATCTTTTTGGCTGCCTGGAAGAGCGGCCCTGCAGCCAGGTTACCCCGCAGCCACCTTGCCATCACACAGATTTTTTGCCGTTCGAAGGGTTCGCCATCTGCATGGCGTCTACTGCCCTTACCATCGACAGCTTGACACGCTGCTTCATCCAGGATCCTGTGAAGCTCATCATAGTTACTATACATGTCTTCCCGATCAGACATATCCGCACATTCGCCAGTGCGGACTTCGGAACCATCTATTGCCCCACCAGTATGGCAAGGACAAGAGGTATTGTCACAATGGGCTGTTTCGGCATCATACTTTTCTTGTTCCATGAGTCCTCCTTATGACATCCTATTCTTAATTACTTCTCCAGTAGTACGCTTTCTTTGGGTTGACCATCCTTATTCCACAATGGCTGTCCGGTATGTCATTCGGACGCCTGGGAATGACATGGACGTGCAGGTGCGGCACAGTCTGGCCAGCTACAACCCCCATATTGAGACCGATATTGAATCCCTTAATGGAAGAATCCAGCGCAAATAAATATTGCAAGGTTGCAGGTAGTATTGACTGGAAGGCGTACCATTCTTCTGGTTTCAGAAAAAAGGGATTCTGAATATGTACTCTGGATATCAATAGAGCATGACCATCTGTTACGGGGTATTTGTCATAGATGGCCTGCCAGTGCTCGTTCTCCAAAAAGGCATCAAGTCTGTTACAGAAAGGACACTCTTTCATTTAATACTCCTCCCCTGCGTAGACAGCCTTCCAATCCTGGAGGTGCCAGTATGCGTTAATGAGTTGACCGATTACCTCACAATCAAATTCATTGTATTCAAATTCGTTCTCGTCAATGTAGCCCCACCTACGTGCGAGATTTACCATTGGGCATTCCACACACATATTGAGCGTCATTCCCAAATCCGGGTCTCGAAAGATCTTTGCCATATCCTTGGCATTCTGTGAGACAGCTTCACAAAAAGGACACCTCTTACTTATCAGTCCTGCATAGACCTTAGCTGCTCTTTCAAGCATCAGTTCATAGTATTTATTCATTCCTGCCCTCCAAGCATATAATTAAGCTCAAATATCAAACCGTCCTCCCAAAGGACACTCTTTCATTATTTATCCTCATGCAAATAACTGAACCCATCCTCCCAATGATAAAGGATGGCCCGGCCGATTGCTTCACAACTGAGGTCCTGAAATTCAATACCTCCACCCTCGTCAATGAACCCCCACCGTTTGGCGAGGTTTACCATTATGCAATTTTCACATTGATTGAGTTTGAGCGAAAGATCATCAATCTTAAAAAGTGCTGCCATATCATCAGCGTTTTGGGTGACAGCCTCGCAAAAAGGACACGCCGCCATATCATCAGTGTATTTCTCAGCTGCATCAATCAGCATTAATTCATAGTATTTGTTCATGATTACCCCCAACTTCTTTGGAATAGGGGCCAATGAGGATAGCGATCCTGTTTTACCCATACTCCAAAATACTCCATTCCTCCGACGCAAATATCAGGGGTTAAGATGTAGTATGCACCATCAACAACTACTCCCAGGATACACCCACTCCTACCCCAAGTACGACTAACTATCAGCATACGTCATACTCCTCATCCATTCTCTCCTTATCAATTCTTTTGTATTCACAATAAGGGCAAGCTCCGATCTGATGTTTTCCAGCCAATTCCCAACCCTTTTTCCACTTGTAGACGATACAAAAGACTTCTTTATCATAGTGGTTTTTTCTGAAATGACGTACCACAATGTCTTTCTCCTTCGTTTTAGTGAAGAAATCCGTACAGAAATGATACCGCCACTCTTCGGCTTGTGTTATGTTGCTCATGAGTAAACCACTGCCACATATTTTGCCCTTAAATTTGGTTTTCCTTACTGCCTTTGCGTAGCTATCGAAATCGGCATAAGCATCTAACACCACGGAAGTCAAAACCATTTAAAACCTCCACTGCAAAGAAAGAAAGCAATACTTATAAAAACTACCATCTCTACGTATTACCTTTTCTAATGAGAAGGAAATGCGTGTTTTGTCGTCGAGATCAAAAGCAATACCAGTTCCCTTCCTGTAGGCAAGATCGAAACCAGCGTTCTCCATCCAATCTCCGCCAACACCTATTGTGTAAAAGCCCGACAATTTCCCGATACTTATTGTTGGGCGAACTATTACTCCAGTGTTGAACGCAGTTTCTCGCCTTTTTTTGCTTTCTGGTTCAGTTACTTTATCCCTATGAGCAGTCTCGTAATTCGAGACAATAACAGCTGGTGCTACATGCAACCCGAAGAATTTGTATGAAAACACTTCTTCATTATACGAGACCCCTAATGCTCCACCGGAATTAACACATCTATGTGTAAGACCTTCCGAATGACCATTGGGCATCAAACCAACAGCAACCTCCAACGAACCTGCATAAACAGGAGTTGCGACCAGTAGTAAAATGAAAAAGATAATCTTCTTCATGACTACCCTCCTACTTCTTTCTTTTCTTTTGCTTTTGCTGGCCCACTCTTTGCCGCTCGGGGTTCTTGCGGTAGTACTCTTCAGCTGATTGCTTCCTTGCGATGGGACTGAAGGCACAGCCGAGAATATTCCCTCTAGATGCTGCCACCTTCAAATATGGCGAAGCGTAAACTGTGCATTTGCCGTCCTTGATCTTGTGGCAGCCGTCGCAATACCCTGGCACAGGTGCGCCATGTTTCACAACTTCTGTAATGTTTTCGGACATAAAAAAAAGAACCTCCGTTTACACTTTCGTTACAAGCAGCTGCGGAGCCGCATGGTTACTGTCAATGGGCGAGTTCGAATCTCTCCCCGCCCACCACTTTTTCTCTTTAATTTCCAGCACTTTACCCTTCTGAAATCTCCTGAAAAACGTTTTCATTTCGTTTACACTTTTGGTCTAGCTTCCTGGTAGAGCTTTTGTAATACCTCGTCATTTATCACAATGTACCGACGAAGAGCATCGCTCATATGACCAGTAGCCGATCTGATAACAGATTCAGAATGAGTCTGCGCCCAGGCACTGATGGTAGTATGCTTGGTTCCGGCATACAGGGAGACCCCGTTGATGCCTAACTCGCTACAGGCATCCTTCCATATTGAATGGAGCAGGTTCTTCCCGTACCGGGTGCCGGGCAACACCCCACCAGTACCAACATCATGGCGCAGAAAATACATTTCCGGGAAGCCACGTGGCAGTGAATTGATTTCATCCATCTCGTCATTACTCAGGAGTATAAACTTAGGATTCCGTGTTTCTTTCGGGTGCTCAATAATGATTACGTGTTCTTCCCTGTTTATGTGTTTCTCCTGTACCTGTAATAGCTCGCCGGGTCTCAGGTTTGGGTATGTGCACAGCAGCCTTATTCCAATGCAGGCTCTTGGTTTCGTTTTCCAGTGCTTCTCATAAATCAGTGACAGCACCTGGGCCTGCTGTTCTTTGGTGATTATTTTCCGCATCTGCATTTCCACCCGGCAACTGGGGAATTTCGGCACCTCCCGGAGGTCACCACGGTCTTTGCACCAGTTGAGAAACGCCTGAAGGAATTTCAGGGTAAGGCTGATGGACTTGGAGGACAGATCCCGGAGACTAAATTTGAAATCTTCCAGGTCTGCATAGGTAATCCGGCTTATAGGGAGATCTCCAAAAAACCCACAGACTCTTTTCGCATGGAGCCTGTAGGAACGCAGCGTATTGGGCCGGAGATCCACAGCCTTATGCTCCAGGTACTTCTCAATCTGGCTACTTACTGAAAGCGGAGAACGAACAAGGTACTCCCGGTGATCAAAAGTCCCCCTGGTTTTCTCCGCTCTCAGCAGGGTAAGGGCTTGCTGGGCCTGATCGTAGGCCTTAAACCTGCGGCTCAACTTTCCAAGCCGGACAATGAACCTACTAGCCCGCTGCTCTGGATGTTTCGAGCAAACAAGCCCATCCCGGTGATTATCTCTCAACGTAGATCCGCACACCCGACACTTTTGGTCGGTGTAAATACCGCCAACCTGCATGATCCCTCCTTTCAAGAGATCATTATGCCGGATGCCGGATCTCACGTCAACACTCCTCCTTTAGATGGACAAAGCATTGCCCTCCGATTACCTCAAATCCAGCTTCCCGGAGGGCTGCTTTCACCTCGTCAACCTTTTCTTTGTGTCTCCTTTCCGTTGCTTCCAATTCGCTTCCGTAAGTAGTTACCCGAATATGAGTTGGAACACTGCTATCATGAGGTTCCTCGCATACTCTATGGAAGTCGCCATTGATGTTGATGTAGTTATCTTCCACAGTCTTTATTTTCAGAGTATCAACTTTCAAATCGAGTTCGAATTTTTCCGCAATGAGTGATACGACAGTTTCCAACTGGATATTGAACGACGGATCGTATTCGAATATTACATCCCCATCTGCTCGGACAATATGACGAGTCCGGGTGATTGGATCCGGGAATTCCTTAATCAACTCTTTCTTTTTGGCCCTCACCCATATTTTGCTATGGAACTGTTCTATCATATTGCCTCCCTCCTTTCTGGCAGTTCGCCGTATTCAAGGTAGTATTCAAGTTCTTCCTGCGTGTACTCATCAGCGGAAAGAACTTTCGTGGTATTCGGTACAGGGCCATCCTGTGGCAGCCCAGTACCACAATAGAAATGTCTCCTCAGTGTTACGTTGTAAGATTCCTCAAGCATGTCCTGCATCTCCAGGACATCGCTGTTCCTATAGTGATAATCACACAGGAAGCGGTGCCCTGGAGGAATGAAATTCTCACATCCCTCTACTGAACACTTTTTCCCGCCGGGTAAATGCTTGGCCCTTACACGGCCCTTCCCAGCCTTTTGCCAAGCCAATCTACATTTCTTACTGCAGAACCTTACCCTGGCGAAATGTGCCCTCCCTTCTCGGGGATGGCGTTTGAACCACTTGAAGCACTCAGGACACTGCTTCCAATCTATCATGTTTTTTGTAGTCATCACCACACCTGTGATAATTCCGATGTTTATAATTACGACACCATCTGGCCCAGCCTGAAAGGTGGGAGGGGCGACCCACTGACTTATGAATTCCAAGCCAGCGGTTCAGCCTCTCCACCTCACGTGCCCGCTTGCTCTTCTGGATACGGCTCATGCGACCCTCTCCGCACCCTCGAAGACATCCTGGGCTTCCTGTACTTTCTGGTCGAGCTTGTACTGCTCATACCATTCAGTAAAGGAATCCAGGGCAGCCTGGGGCCGTTTTAGGATCGATTCAGCTAGATGACGGTGTATTCCCTTCATGGAAAGCTCAGCATCGTCCAGACCGTCCAGCCGATCAATCGACTTGGCCCACAACTTAAAGGCCTCACGAGCATCATCGCCCTTACCGATGTTGTCCCGGATCCAGGCTTCAAGTTTCTTGTGCAGGCTGGAGCCAATTGTGATATACTTTGACCCTGCCTGGGGGGCTGGCTTATTGTGATTCTGCCTTTGGGAAGGGGCGTTATCATTGTGCTTGCCCTCCCAGGCGTCTGGATCATCCTTGTCGGTGGGGATATTGAAGAACTTCAAAATGAAGTACTTCTCTGCATAAGTAAGGGCTTTCCCAACGCCCTTCTCATGCATATCCGCACCCTGACCGTACCAGGGAATCTCCATTTCCTCGCCAGTAACGACATCCACCCACGTGTAGGTAAGCCACAAGTGGGTGAGATTTTGTTTCTGACCCTCCAATATGTCGAACTGGGTTTCCCTAACCTTCGGTACGATGAGAAGACCCAGTTCGTTCATCTTCTCACGTACCGCCCCCAGCACCTGGCTGGAGGAAACATAGGAGAATCCCTGGGTACGGTTATGGTTTTCCTTTTGGAGATATCCAACAGCTTTCCGAATCTCCATGAGCTTTTGGAGGAGAGAAAGCTCTTTCTTTTCTTCCTTTTTCTTTGCAGCCATAGCACACCTCCTTATGCAGCTTTCAAAGCTTTGAACTGGTGGCAAAACGGTGCGACAGAGCAATACTTCTCGCACCGGGTCTGCTCGCCGGGACGTACCTCAATGCGGAGGACATCGCTCTTAAGTCCTCCATTCGCAAGGAAGAAGTTCTCTGCCTCTTCCTTTGAGGCGAAAACCCGGAGGGCAGTCTTCCTGCCCTTCTTCATTACGGCATAGGTGGTTGGCTTGGCCCATCGTTCTTCGAAACTACAGGGAAAAAGCTCGGCCAACTCTTCATCGGAAACTTCTCCAGCTGCCTCGTGGAGGGCAATACGCCTACTGATGAAATCGTACTGCTCCTCCATCGTCCAAAGCTTATTAGACACCGTCTTCACTTGGTTTGGTGGGTACCCCTGCCCCCGCTTAGCCCTGTTCATAGACCAATCACGCAAGATACATACGTTTTTCAGGGCCGTGGTTTCCAGGTTGTGGGTTACCCTTAAACCATATGCTCCGATATTCAGCTGGGCAGTCCACTCTGGCTTTGGGCCATCAATCACCGACCAGACCGACGTCACCTTATAGTCGAATAAGGTACCATCAACCCAGTGGTCGATCTGGGTGGAAACCACCCTGTTGTCTACTTGGAAAAACACTCGCTGCTCAAACAGGTAATTCTTTCCTTTGAAGATAGCGGAATCCTTGGCTCCCCGTTCGAGAATATGATGGATCGCCTGCCCAAGAAGAGACCAGATGCGATCCATTGCATCTTCCTCAATCTGATCCCAGTACCGCAGCCGAAGCTGGTAGATCTGGGGAGGGAGAATAAGCGTGCTTGTGGTGAAGTCACATTCCCCAGCGTTATAAGGATCGTTCGTTACGGCTGCCACCAGGGCAGTGGGCAGCCTATGAGTATTTCTGAGTTTCATTCTGCACCTCCTTCTGCAAGATCTCCTGCATCGATCTTTCGATTACCTTCAGAGCCACTTCTCTGTCTTCCGGATCACTGATGAGAACAGATAAAGCTCCGAAAGCAACTGGGTAAAACCTATTTCTATGTTTTTCGTATTTCCTCCAGAGGTAATCCAACTTACTAATAAATTCGCCCAGTTCCATACTTTCACCTCCTTTCTTTGTCACCAGTATACACGATACCACATCATTTGTCAAGTACTTTTTACAACCGATGTGATCCCAAGCGGGTAAAAAGAAAGAGGTAGAACCTCTTCCTCCTTCCCGCCCCTACTGATTCTCAGCTACCATTACCAGAGAAGTCATCCGGCCATCCAACCACTCGCTTGTAAGAGTGAAACGGACAGAACAGCCGTTGATAACGACGTCGACCGTGGCCCCCGGATGCACAGGGGTAAGTTTGGCAATGGCATCTTCAATTGCGCCTAATGCTTCCATTGTTGCTCCTTGTGTCACCCTTTGTCACGAAAATAGCCGATTTGTTGTAATATGTGGTATTCTTGTCACGGCCTGTCACACCCCTTCCTAATCAAACCATGATACTTTCCATAGGCAACCTCCTGTTTTTGCTGGCAAAAGGTCTATGTGAACGAAATCACGAGCCGTTTCTAACGACTCGGTTTCAGGAACGCTCCCCCGAACACCCAGGTTCCGACCTATTTTATTGTTCTTTTTAGGATTTATGCTTCTAGGGTGGGTATGTCTTCTAGTATTATATAATATACTAGATATATAATCAAGAGATATATTCACCCTAGTGTTAGTTAACTTACTTTCAAGAACTAACTTTTTCTCTTTCTTTCTTTCTCTTTTAGACCTCATCTCTTTTCCCTGGTAAGCTCTTGTATAAAATTTCAATCATGTTCTTGATCACAGACAGCATTTCCTGCTTGTCCCCCAATATCTCCGGGCTTTTAAGCACCAGCTTCAATTTTATGATTTCTTCGGGTTCCTTTTCCTTTAGAGGCTTATCCCAGTGGGAAGGATCCACCCCAAAGTAATCGCAAACAGCCCGGAAAGTGTCACGCCCTAGCCGTGGTCGTACTCCACTTACGAACATGGAGTACATTGACTGCGAGATCTTGAGCCTGCGAGCGAACTCGGTCTTGTTAAGTCCAAGTCTTTCCCGCTCTGATTCAAGCTCGAACCTTAGCTTTTCCCAATCAGTACGATCTTCCCCATACATACTAACACTCCTTTCTTTTTCGGCCCCTCAGTCCACATTCCCTCCTCCACGTAGGGGTTAAGTATCACCTCCCCTCTTGACAGCAGCACAAAAGTTGTGATAGTTTCACAGTGACGGTGATGATCACGTCACCTGCGTAGATAAGTCTATTACAACTTTGGATTCGTGTCAAGAACTTTTTTTGTGGAGGGCTGGATGCTTTCTAACCATGAGGTGGAAGTGACCATCTTGGGGGCCATCCTCCAGGGCCACCCGATTCCAGATATCGAGGAAGAAGATTTCAGTGAGGTGCAGCATCGAGCGATCTTCCGGGGGATCCTTGCCCTACGAGAGAAGAAAACACCCATCAATATCGCCACCATTTTAGGTGTGATACCCACAACTGTCAAGCCATTTTACATTTCATCCCTCGTGGATAACACACCCGAGGGAATTAATATGGATTTCTACGTCCGGAAGCTCAGGACACTTCGTGTAAATCGTGAGTTGTACTCCAAATTTACACAATATGCTGAGGAAATTGAAACCGGGAAAGAAGCTTATGAAATTCTTGAAACTCTGAAAGAGGAGATAAAGCACTATCAGCTTCTCCTTAAAAGCAGGGATATCACGACAGACACTATCAAGGAGTGGATAGAGAATGTTGACGGCAGCTTTACTCTTTCAGAGATCTATCAAGAACTGGGCATCAATAGTAGACGGAAGAAAGCCCTTGTTCGCCAGGCACTCACTCGCATGGTGAAGGCCGGGCTTCTCGACAGGGGCAGGGGGCCGGGACATTTTAGGAAGCGTGACCAGGATCTAGAAGTAATAGACTTCAAGGGCACCCAGGCAAAAGAACTGCCTTTTCGTTTTCCATTCAAGATAGAGAACTTTTACCGCACATTTCCAGGAAACATCATTGTAGTAGCCGGAGAACCGGACACAGGCAAGACTGCCTTCCTTCTAAATCTCGTCCGGCTGAACATGAAACAGCATCGCATCGTGTACTTCTCTTCGGAGATGGGGCCGATTGAAATGCGCTCCCGGTTGGAGGAGTTCTCCAAAATAGCAGATCCTGCAGGAAATCTCGGACTGCAGGACTGGAATTTCGAGGCATATGAACGGTCGGAGGGTTTCGCCGATATAATCCAGCCAGATGCCGTGAATATTATTGACTTCCTGGAAATTCACGACGAGTTCTACAAGATCTCAAAAATGATGAGGGAAATTCACGACAGACTCGAATCGGGCATTGCGGTCGTAGCCATCCAGAAAAACCGGGGAGCAACCTGGGGACTTGGAGGGCAGAGAGGTATGGAGAAACCCAGGCTGTACCTCACCCTTGATAGCCCGCCGGACAAAGAAGCACACGTGTTGACCATTGTTAAGTGCAAGAACTGGCGACTGCCAGAGTTGAATCCCCGGTATATGGCCGTGGACTTCAAGCTGATTCGGGGATGTTGGTTTAAACAGGAGGGTACTTGGTACAGGCGTCCTCCGGAAACAGATAACCAAAAAAAGAGGAGGTTCGTATTATGAATCTAGTGATCCTTAAAGGCAGACTTGGACAAGACCCAGATCTCTCCTATACGCCGAGTGGAGTGGCCGTTTGTCGCTTCTCGCTGGCAACGACTGAGTATGTCAAGGGAGAGGAAAAGACTGCTTGGCATCGAGTGGTTGCCTTCAACAAGATAGGGGAGGCTATTGGCAATTACTGCAAGAAGGGCAGGGAGATCCTTGTGGAGGGACGCCTGCAGTATGGCAGCTACGAAGACAGTAACGGAATAACGAGATATACCACTGACATTATTGTCAATAGGTTTGAGTTCTGTGGCGACAAGAGGGAAGCTCAGGCTGCCCCAGAAGACGATCTGACTGATGTGCCATTCTAAGGGGGCTGCAATGATCAGGTTTGAGTTGCCAATCAAGCTGAAGACCACCAACGAACTGAAGCGGATGCTCTGCAACCCCAAGCCGAAAGTGGGGGCGGCAATGTATGCCGCCTACCGTAAAAAGCTTACTGAAATGATCGAGAAACAAGTGGGTGAGCACTGTAATCTCGGCAAGCCACGGGTGCCTCGCCGGGTGCGGATTACCTACTTCACTAAACGGCTACAGGACGAGGGTAATTTCCGGGGGCTGTGTCTCAAGCCCCTGGAGGATGCCCTGGTGGACTTGCAACTGATTCGAGATGATTCCCCGGAATGGGTAAAGATTATGGCGGAGCAGATTCGCAATAGCAGGAGGGCCTATCGTGTGGTCGTGGAGATTATATGATGGTTCTGAAAAGTGGAGCAGAAGCAATACAGTTGTATCTTGGGTACCTTCTTAATGAAGGCATAGAGTTGACGCCGGAAGAAATTCGTGCCTTCGAGATGGAAGAAACACGACAGCTGTTTCTTGATATCGAGAAGGCAATACAGCAGTTGACGGAATATGATCGGCAAATCATTCTACGCTACTGTTTCGATATCTTCTGCATTTGGGACGAGGGTGCAAAGCTGGTAGCGTTCAACCAGTGGCCGCACCGAGCACAGTGGTCTGGAGTTTGTGAACGTCTGTGGGAGAAAATACCAGATGACTACAAAGAGGACAAGCATAGTTGAACACTGGTATGACGAAAGAGCATACGAAGAATTCTGTAGGTGGATGCTGAAATGGGATCTGGTTCATTCAGATGTATTGCGGATGCTGGTAAGGCAGGCAGAAGGGATGCCGCCGAAGGGATGGGAAAAGAAAGGCCGCCCAAGCAAGAAGCAGGCGGCCTCGTGCGTAGAGTGAGGTTAACCCTGTCGGCAGTTGTCGACGTAGGGGTTGTCGTGTAGATCTGGCCACATCCAGGCGTAACAAGGAACCCCAGTTGCACGTTCCAGGCGTTCTGCCATGCGCTTACTAGGATTCCTGCGCCTGCGGATTATCATACTGACCATTGCTGGAGAGACCTTTGCCTTTCGAGCAATGGCACGGACTCCCATTTTTTTCATAAGCACTCTCCTATATTCCATACTGCAGCTGCTCCCACAGCTTGCGTTCACGTCTCACTTTACGAGCTTTGTCCAAAAACCATTCGGCTTGTCTATAATTTCCCAACTCCATAGCAGTACGGTATTGCATCCAGTACCGCTCTTCTTTCCGCTGTTGTCTAATTTTCTTTCGTATTTGACGGCTCTTCATTGGACACCTCCCCACAAACTAGCGAAATGGCGGAGAAAATTCCTTGATTGGACACTTCTCCGCTGCCGGGCATTGCTGCCAAACCGGAGCGAACAGCAGCTGTAAGCATGTCAATTTCGATTTTGTCCAGGGCCGAACCGATTCCCTGGCGAATGGCTCGGTCGATGTATGTAATAGCTTCGCCAATTGAAATCTTCCCCTGGAGCATTTTGTCCCTTGCCAACATGACCTCAGTGAAGTTAATAACTTTCATAAATCACCTCCGGGAGTAGATCCCCAAAATCACGTTTGTTTTCACAATAGCAACCATTGTGAATAACTGTGGAAAAAACACACCCACATTTAAGGCAACGGCCTTCTGTTACCGTTGACTCGTAAAGAATGTAGGTGCGAACGCCGTGGATTTCACGGCAGCCGCACTCAGGACAATTGATTTCTCTTTCAATCATCTTCGTCCTCCCAGTAATCAGAGAAAAGGGCTTCCCTAATTTCATCGTCCACCGACTGTGGCAACTCCCAAGTGTAGCCAAACAGTCGGGCGATGCGCTCAATGATGAGAGTTACGAACCACATCCCGCCTAAACCTATAACTAGCGCACCTAATCCTTCCATGGTTCACCTCCGTTTGATTTCGATCTGATTCCAGGGCTGAGAGGGATCCTCCCTGTTCAGCCACATTTCTTCTATCTTCTCGGCATAATTGCGCTTTGTGATCCCTGCCTGAGTCTTGCTCACGACTCGGGCATGAATTTCAGCAACGATATCAATGCCGCCATTAGGTTTCCTGGGATGCCATTCATAGATACACTTCACTCTCTCGGCATCCCGCCGGGTAGCAAAGGGGCCGTCGACCAGTTGCCAACGGTCTCCTGCCCAATTACTCTTTATCTGAATGAAGTAAGTTGCCATATCACACCTCCTGCTTCTTGATCCACCCCACCGTTCGCCCGAGCCGTACCTGGCGGGCGACATAGAGGGAATTATTCCATATTTTCAGTGAAGACCAGGGTGTCTGCCGTCCGTAAATACCGAACACACAGGCTTTCACTTTACCCTGACCGTATGCTACCATCGCCATTGCCCTGTTGTCCATAAGGGCAACGCCTATGATTTGAGCAACAGCCGGGGCCAGCATTTCTGCATAAATATCACCCCTGGCCACGTACACCTTACGAGACTTGATCCCTCCCCACGAACCATAAGCCCAAAATACGTTCCCGTCCGGGGCATACACCCACAAATTATGCTTGGGAAGAAAGATGGGATCCTTGCCAGCCATGTTTGCGAACTGGCAGGCAGTCTTGTTAAATGCCCGTGTAGCTGTGGGTTCAAAAGGTGCTCTTACTTGCTTCATTTTGACCTCCCTTCTGGGGAGCACGAAGCTCCCCACTGTTGCAGGAAACACGTCTGTTGTTATGATCTTTTGCGTAGAGGGAAAATGATATCTGCTGCGCTTGTTGCACAAAGAGAACACTTCTTGCAACTACCAGGGCAAACTGGGCTACCCTTTGGTATCTGATTTTCTGGCATTACATACGTTGATCCCCATGGGCCATTCGGATAGCCCGAGAACTTTACCCTGAAGACAATTCCTCTGTAATCTAGATCATATCTTGCCGTGTAACCATATACGATAAGATGTGGATAAATCCCCCTAAGGTTCTCTGTAACGAAATTGAGCTTGTAAACATCTCTCTGAGAGAAGAAATCTCCGCTTTCATTGAAACGAATCTTGTCGATCAGGAAACCATATCTTCCGTAAACGGCAGCTATAATCTGCGCTAGGTCTGCAGTTATTTCTCTGGCAGATTTTTTGCGCCAGTAAATCTGTTGCCTGTTTCTATACCGCTCTACCGAACGATACGTATTTTCATCTGCATAAGCGTAGCAATGTTTACTGACCTTACATAAGCCCATTGCTCTACTTGGGCATCTGTGCGCTGATCCCATATTAATGACGAGAGTTGTCTCTGGGAGTTTATGATTGCCTGCCTTTACGAGACAACCATTGTGCTCAATATAAATACCGCTTTTACATTTCAAGAATTTCATTGTTTCCCTCCCTTGTAGTTTGTGGTATCCTGTTCAATTGTTGTAAACAGGATACCACAATTGATGTGATATGTCAATTCCTAAAAAAGTAGATGGATTCGTTGTATGGCTTTACTGATCAGTTCTACTCTCCTACACCATTTTCAGCGTAATCTGTCCTATCTTTCGCAAAAATCGCATTTTGCTTCATTGTTGTTAGTTGTCAGAATCTCAATAAAATCTTCTTTGTAAAAATCATTCTCCCTTAAACACTCTTCACAGATGGTAATTGCTGTACCTACGAGAACACTCTTGGTAATGTACAGATAATACTTCATGATTCACCTTACCTTTCTGACCGGGCATGAAGCCCGGTCTGTTAGAATTAGTCAATGTCATGAATAAGTTTATACATACTGGCAACTGTTTGTTTTATTTCAGAGAAACTTACTTTGTTGTTATCGAAATCTCCTATTAGGCTTTCAAGGGCTTGCATCTTGTCAAACAGCTGAGAAACATATACATCATGCCATTGCTTAAGAGCAAGCCTAGTTGCTTTAATCCAAAAGATAATACTATTTTTGTACGGTATATAGATACCTATTCCACCATCAATCCATACCTGAGCCGTACCATGTTCTCCACCTTGCAGGAGTACATTGATATTTGGCTGATTTAGACTGTACTCCGGCCTAATAACATACTTGTAAATTATGGTGTTTAGTTTCTTTTCGGAGTACTCGAAATCCACTTGGTATCGGTCTCCATCAACCTGAAAATGCGTAATGTGTGTCATTGTGCAATCCCTCCATTCTAGTAAAGTTTCCACCATACAAGAGCAATCACCTGGACGGCAATGCTCATGAACCCCACGAAGAAAAGCTTGTTGAATTTGCTTTCTGCTTCTCGTAGTAGTTTCTCAATGTCTTTGCTCATAGAATCCCTCCTATTCCAAGGTTAACCACCAAGGGCTTGCGTGAAGCCCGTGTTTAATTGTTGTAAACAGGATAGCACAACTGACGTGATATGTCAAGGAAAAAGAGCAGGGAAAGCGGGAGAGAGAGGGGGAGAGAGTATCACCAGCGACATTCTGTGCTCAAAATATGCTATAATACTAGTAGAAACCCTTGGGGACAGTGTGTGTAAATGACATGGATGGTGGGCGGGTAAAAATGCGGTTGGAGGTGGGGGGGGTACCCCCCTCCCCGAGATGCGATGGTAGGGGAGGTATGTCCCCCACCAGCGTGCGTATAAATTTTAGGAAGTCACACCCCACCAACGTGCGTACAAATTTTCAAACTCGAAGCTCAAAAATGGGGTGTGAAAAAAGTTCCACATAGGGTCACGGACTTGCGAATGTACTAATATACGAGCGTATAGTGTTAATAAAAGAACATTACGAGAGTAATAGGCTATAGTCAGTATATTGACATAATGTTTAGACTCTAAGCGAGTATATTAGTACTCGATAGTTAATTAATCTACAACTTATAGTTAATATATTAACATTAGTTAATAGGAGGTTCTGGGGTGCCTTACAAGCGAGTCAAGAACGTGGTCTATCACAAAAAGAACGGCAAGTGGACTGTGAAGCAGCGGTGCAAGAGTGCAGCTGCAGCCAGAAGGGCGATCAGGCTCCTCCAGGGTGTCGAGCATGGTTGGCATCCGAATCCCAAATAGGTTCCCAGGCCGTTCCGGGGGAGGTAAACCATGCCGATTTTTGTTTACGAATGCCGCAACTGTGGTGATGTGAAAGAAACATATGTGAGTTCCACTGACACTAACTACAGGCCTTGCTGCCTTAAATGCAAGGTTCCCATGGATCGGGTGGTGGCAGCCCCAGGGCTGATTTACATGGACGGCAAACGTAGACTCAAGACCACATTATAAAAATGGAATTGAAAGAACTTATTGTCAGACCCAAGGAACCGTTATGCCCGTATTGTATGGGGATGATGGTAGACCCAAGAACTTACCTTCCCTGCCGCTATTGTGGCGGGGCAGGCTTTATCAGCCAAAGACCATTGGAGGAAATCATGGGAGAGATGAAGGGCGAGTTGAATTTTGACATCGGCGGCATAAAGGAAGACGCCGAAGAATTGGCGAAGAAAGCCAAGAAAGAGATCAAGAATGAAGTTGATGATGCCAAGAAGCATATCAAGCAGACATATGACGTCGTTGATGATCTCGTTCATGGCCGATTTGATGAAGTAAGAGAGGGCCATTGGAAGAAGGGAACTATGTGGCTTCTAGCCGCAGCGGGGCTTGTGCTTATGTTCATCCTTATAGGCCGTTCCTTCTTCTAAAAATCTAGAACAACCAGGGTACGAAGCGTCGGTAGATATTGGTAAATACCGATGTTTCGTCCCTTTCACATAAATCAAAACAGGAGGACGCAATGCCCGGATGGATCAAGGAAAAGTGGAAGGACATCAAAGGTGATATCCAGGATTGGTGGACTGAAGGCGAAAAGTACATTTACAAGCAACTCGGTTCCCGTACCAAAGTACGTGGCAAAATGGGTACCGGGGGATTAAACAAAGCCGTCAGTGCTGCCAGGAAACATAATGCTGCTGTAGCTGCTGCAGCTGGAGAAAAGAAGACCCGAAAGTAGGAGCTTTTATGTTGAAAAGACTCACAGCCGTTGTAATGATTGCGGCACTTGTTTTCTCTTTAGTAGCCTGCGCCGGGGTACAAAAGAGAGCAGAAGAACCGAAAGCCTGGGGTGATGTAATAAACGCAACCCCCTATCTTATGAACTTCGTTATTGTGAAACATGGTGACGGTATCGTTGCTAAAGGCAGCTTGTTACCAGGGGAAAGCCAGAGAGTTGGCCTGACTGTCGGCTTTTATGCTTTCGTCTATCAGATCATAGAAGACGGCAGGGTGATCTTCCAGAGCCTCAACTACTTTTCAGTGCCAGAGGAAACGGTAGCCAAGAATAAATACTGGCGTATAACCATACGCCCACATCAGGTAGATGCATGAAACAGCTGAGACCCAAATATGTAAGATGCCGTGAGTGCTGGTACACATGGGAAGTATTCGGCAGGGGTGGTCTTGTCAGGTGTCCCAGATGCGGTCGGACCCTTACGCCGGAGGGTGGCGAGAGGCCTATCAGGCGTAGGGTGAGGATAAGAACTTTTCATCTTAGAGGCGAAAATGCGGCGTAATGCTATTGGACATAAGCGGCTGACAAACTACGAAATGGAAGAGAGGGTAGTTTCGAGAATTGACCTCAAGAGACAGCTGCAGACCCAATTTTCCAGACTAAGTGAGGCCATAGAGGAAGCTGTCAAGGGCGGCAAGAAAGTTGATGTACAGAAAATGACGGAAGCCGCCAGGAGCACAGCCAAGGTTCTCCTCTTCAAGCAATTCCTGAATGAAGCTCAGGAAGGTAACTGGATGCAAGCACTTGCTCTTGCGGCTCATATTCTGGATCGTTTCGAGCCGAAACCAACACAGTCCCTGGAGATCAAAACGGATGAGCAAGAAAGGATCACAGACGAAGAAAGGGAAGCCCTCAAAGAAATCTCGAAGCTCCTCGTTGAGCAAGCAAAATCCGAATATTGATCCGGTTAAGCTTCGAGAAGCTGATGCTTGGTATTGGGCTTATGCCAACAAATTGCAACTGATGGGCAATACCTTCAGCCTTAAGGGCCATGAATACCAAGTAGATGTGATCCAATGTGATGCTCAAAAGCAGGTGGCCAAGAAGGGTGCCCAAATGGGTTTTTCAGAAATAGGTGTCATCAAGACACTGCATGGCATGATCTATAACCGTTATCCCATGGGTGTCCTTTATCTGTTCCCGACAAAAGATGATGTAACTGACTTTTCGAAGGGCAGGTTTCAGCCGCTGATTGATACAAACAATTTCATCAGACAATACGTTCAAAATACTGATGCTGCCAATATCAAGCGGATAGGGAAAGCTCTGCTTTATCTTCGTGGTGCCAGGGCATCACAAAAGATCGGCGGGGTTAAAGAATCTGCCACCTCCCTGAAATCGGTACCAGTTGACCGTATTGTTTTTGACGAATTGGATGAAATGTCTCCATCGATGGTTGAGTTGGCCAGAGAGCGTATTTCACACTCTACGATTCAGGAAGAGTTCGCTCTTTCAACACCAACGATACCCGATTTTGGGGTAGACAAGCTCTACAATGAATCGGATCAGCGGGTATGGATGATAAAGTGCGAAAAATGTGGGGAATACACTTGTCTGGAACTGGAGTTCCCCAACTGTATACTCGAAAAAGACGGCAGATATTATCGAGCTTGCAAGAAATGCCATGCAGAAATTCACCCAAAAGATGGCAAGTGGGTGCCACTGTATCCAGGCAGGGAATGGGTAGGCTGGTGGATCAGTCAGCTTAACAGCGTTTATGTAGATCCCGGCAAGATACTGAAGCTGTTCCAAGATCCGCCTAATGGAAATTTGGCCGAAGTTTACAACTCAAAACTTGGCATGGCCTATCTGGCTGCTGAAAACAGGTTGACAATAAATGACGTAATAGCTCTCTGTGGTAGAGATCCTATGCCCTACAAGCATTTGGGGCCATGTTGTATGGGTGTTGATGTTGGTCGGGAGCTTCATGTAGTGATTGGTTGCAAACCCAATATGCACACAATTCAGCTTGTTTATTGCGGCAGGATGTCTTCATTCAATGATGTGCATGATGTTGCAATGCGTCATAATGTAAAAAGTGCTGTGATAGATCTAAAGCCCGAGATCAGGAAAGCGAGAGAATTCCAAGAAGCTGAAACCTACGAGATCTTTCTCTGTGACTACCAGGAAGAGAGGCGAGGTGGCCCTCTGTGGAATGATAATACGGGAGTGGTTGCTGTAAACCGTACTGAGATCTGTGATGCAACACATGAACTTGTGACTACTCCTGGTAAGTACTTGCTTCCAAGATATTGCAAGGAGATCCAAGAGTATGCTGTAGAAATGTCGAATATGGCAAAAATCCTGGACACAGACGAGGTCACGGGGCTGAGTACCTACAGGTACAGAAAACTTGGCCCGGATCACTATCGCCATGCCACAAATTACATGCTGCTTGCTTCAGAAAACATAGGGATCGCCAGGAAAAAGAATGACATAGATAAGCATTACAGAACGCCAAGGACTGGTTACGGGGGGGCCTTAGACTGGATGGCTGCGTAATGGAGTGAGGAAAATGCCTAACAAGTTTACAGATGATGAGATAACCAAACAAGCATATAACTGGTTGAGTCAGGCTAGAGAGGCCGATAGAGAATGGAGGGAATTCTCCAAGCAGGATTTTGATTACTACCTGGGCAACCAATGGTCATACGAAGCCAAGGCTGCCATGGAACAAACCAAGCGGCCAGCCCTGACTATCAATCAGATCAAAACCTTAATCAAGCTTGTTTCTGGTTATCAGCGGTCTAACAGGTACCCCATACGTGTGTATGGTAACGAAGAATCGGATGCGGAAGTAGCCGACATTCTCGAAGCCTTGATTTTGAATATTCAGTTGAATCAGCTTTACCAATATCAGGATTCCCAGCGGTTCCTTAACGGCATTATCTGTGGCAGGGGCTACATGTTTGGTAAGATAGACTATTCTGAAGATTGGACTGGAGAAATAAGGCTCCATGCCAGAGTAAATCCTAGACACGTATACTTTGACAGAACAGCAAGGGATATCACCCTGTCAGATGCTGAATTTATCACATGGGTTGAACCAGTAAAGGAATCGGTCGTAAAGCATCTTCTCGGTGATGACGAGCTTGCGGCTGCGAAGTTGGCAGAGTTGCAAAATACTGATTGGAATGATTTTGAACCGGATGATTGGCCAGTACCTGAATATTATGTCACCACCAACAAGCACGACAGATGGTGGGAAAGGGCTGGCAAAATGGCCGGGAAGGGGCCGAATTATTACAAACTATTGAATGTTTTTTATCGTACCTGGGAAAATGAGTGGTTTGTCGCTGATAATAAAACTGGTGAATTGAAGAAGGTTAACAGCCAGGATGAAGCCAAAGTTCTTGTTACAACTTTTCCCGAGTATTTGATTGCTGTTCAAAGACAAGTAAAGAAGATTAAATCGGCACTTGTATGCGGCAATATTTGCATTGACCACAAAGAGTCTACTACCAGCCATAGAATCTTTCCTATTATTCCATTCTTTGGAGGTTTTCTTAATGGGGAGACATTCGGGCTGGTAAGAGACTTAAAAGATATCCAGGACTTTTTGAATAAGAGGTTTAGTAATTACGCTCACATCCTGAATACACAGGCTAACAGTGGTTGGATTGGTGATGAAGATGCTGTCGATGACTGGACAGTCCTGGAAAACCTCGGCTCCATGCCGGGAATTGTTGTGAAGAAGAAACGAGGCAGGGAGTTGAAGAGGATCGATCCCCCATCTCCCCCAGGAGCGGAGGTTAGGGGTATTTCAGATGGTATTGATTTGGTAAAGACAGTTTCAGGCATCAACCCCGATCTGTTGGGCCACCAGGACAAGGATACTTCAGGCCGAGCTATCATGCTCCGCCAACAACAGGGCTACCAAATCCTGGTGGAGCAGATGGATAACCACAGGCTGGCGACTGTCCTGACGGCCCAATGGATGATTGATGCTATTCAGAACAATTACACCTACGAAAAGACATTCAGGATATTGCTGCCAGATAATCAGGTACAGTACCTGACTATCAACCAAAAGATGGTTGATGTAATGACTGGTGTAGAGAAGATTTTAAACGATGTAACTATTGGCAAGTATGATGTTGCCGTAGCCGATCAGGCTGTGAGTCCGTCGATGCGTTATCTGCAGTTCCAGGAGTTGCTCGAAATGATTCGAGAAACCGGAGCGATGATACCGCCTACGATACTCATCAAGGCATCGAGCTTGCCCGAAGATTTGAAGCGAGAGATTCTTGAAGAGCTACAGGCAATAGCCCAGGCTCAAGAACAAGCGGCGGCTCCACCTCCCGCTGCGACTGCGAAAAAGTCGAAGGAGTTGCCAGCACCTCTCGCATAAACTTTAAACCCGCTACCCGAGCGATAGAGGGAGTTTTCGTGATGCCCGGCGATACAGGGCCTTACGCAGACTCCGGCGAAAAAGGAGGACGTTATGAGTGGTAAAAAGGATCAGAAAGAGGAAATCATCTTCCACGACGAAGAAGACGTAACCGAAGAAAATCTGGCCAAATTGGAAGCACTGGAAAAGGGCGAAACTGACGAGAATGAAGACGTGACGCCTGCGTCTGGGAAGCCAGAAGAGGAAGAGGGTGAGTCTGATGATGCCGGAGAACCTGAAGGCGACGAGCCTGATGACACTTCGGAAGATGATGACAAAACCCCAGGGCCAATACCATACCCACGGTTCAAGGAAGTAATTGACGAGAACCGTGATTTGAAAGCCGAGGTAACAGCCCTGAAAGCCAAGTACGAAACCCTTGAGAGGATGTTACAGGTTACCTCGCAAGGCCCGCCTCAAGAAGAGGAAGATGAAACCTCGGAGCAGCCTGTAACTAGGCAGGACATGCAGCAAGCGTTGGAGCAGATAAAAGACCCAGCGGTTCTGTCTGAATACTTTGTACGGATGCAGCATCCTGACTACGACGAGCTTGTAGAGAAATACGTTGCGCCGATGGTGCAACAGATCCCCTGGCTCGATGGCTATTTCCGGTCACAAACCGTTCCGGCCAAGGCAGCCTATGATCTCGCCTGCGCCATTCGTGACGGTAAGCAATTCTCTATAGGCATTGTGGACGGGAAACCGCAATTGGTAGTACAAGAGGAGACTCCCCAGAAGGAGAAACCGAAGCAAAACTTGCAGCCTGTCAAGGACAAAAAGGCTGGCCCTGATCCGGAAGCTCTAAAGAAATCTCAGGAACAACCCAAAACCTTGGATGATGTACCTGCTGCTTCTCTTGACAATCTTGAAATGACTCCTGAGCAATGGGCCGAACTTCCCACAACTACGCAGATGCGTATTATGAAGGAGAGGCCGGAATTTGCTAGGAAAATGAATAGATTGTTGAATGAGAAGTATGGATAGCGGGGAATAATTTTATACTCGTTGTAATCACACTTGTTGTGACTAACACAACGAGGAGGAGGATTTGACAATGGCTCTTAGCTCAACCCCAACCAACCTTGTCGCCAAACAATGGGCGAAGGAAGTGTTCGTTGAGGGATTTCCGAACAACTTCTTCAACGCCTATATGGGTGATGAGAATTCCCCCATATACGTGATGCATGATCTGGACAAGGATGCTGGGGACACTGTGTACTACGGCCTTGTGATGGGGCTGGATGAAACCAACGGTGTCTCTGGTGACAACGTCCTGATCGGTAACGAGGAATCCCTGACCATCTACGATGACTCTCTCTCGATCGATCAGCTGCGTAATGGTGTCCGGCTGAAGGGTCGGATGGATGAGCGTAAAGCTCGTTTTGCCCTCCGCACCCAGGCCAAGAACCAGCTGAAAGCATGGTTGCCCAGGGCAATCGACTATCACATCTTCCGTCAGCTTGCTGGTGACACCAGCTACAACTTTGCTGGGAACACCGGAGTTGAAGCTGACTCCGATCACTGTGTTGTCTGTGGTGACACCTCGTGGGATACCGATGTAAGCACCACTGAGGGCAACATGGATCAGTATGACTTCCTGACCACTTATGAAATCGACAAGTGTGTGGAAGTCGCCAAGACCCTGGAACCTATGATCCGTCCTTTCCGTGTTGATGGTGAGGACTACTACCTGCTGGTTATCCATCCCTACGTGGCCCGTAACCTGAAGTATGGTACCGACTCCAAGTGGTTGGATGCCATGCTGTATGCGGCTGAGCGTGGGAAGAACAACCCGATCTTTACTGGTGCGCTGGGTATCTGGAACAACGTGATCGTGCGTGAGCATCGCATGGTCCAGTCCATTACCAGCAACATTTATCGTTGCCTCTTCCTGGGTGCCCAGGCTTGCGCCGTGGCGTTTGCCGAGAAAAAAATTTGGGCTGAAGACACCACTTCTGATCAGGCCGACTATGGCAACAGGCCCGGTTTTGCCGCTGGCTTCATAGGCGGCTTCAAGAAGTGTCGGTTCAACAGCAAGGACTACGGCATGCTGACCGTTCTGGCCTACGCAACCGCAGCTGGTGGCGAGGATCATAGCTCGTAAACAATAACCGGATGGGTGGGACTTCTCCTGCCCATCCGTAGGATAGAAGGAGTTTGACAATGAGTGTACTTGTTGACCTTGGAAAGAAAGTGGATGCGGATCTCTTCTCCGCTCCCCTGCGTGTGCTGAAGGTTCCCTTCAGCAAAAGCACCAGCGAGTACAAAACTGGAATCAAATTCCAGGCTGGTGTGATTATCGAGGACGTGAGGGTCAAGGTTACTACAGCAGTAGCCTCTTCCACCATAGATGTCGGCCTTGATGGTTCCACCCATAACGATCCGGACGGTTTGATCGATGGTCTTTCTTGTGCAGCTGCTGGATGGCCGAACGCAAGTAAGCCCGACGCAAGTTCTCCTGGGAATAACTACGGCCCAATGATGGAGTTTGGTGCCGATGGGAAAACCGTTGTGGCTAATGTCAATGCCTATCCGGCAAAGCTCCTCATTCGTGGTGAGGCAGAACTAACCTATACCACCTCCAATCATGCAGTTGAAGGTTACATCTATGTATTCCTGAGACTGTTGGAGGATGACTAATCTGTAAGGGGAGGGTAATACCTCCCCTTTAAGGGTGATAACGATGACGTTTTCAGAACTGAAGACTCAGGTTAAGAACAACCTTGGCGGCAGGACGGACAAAGATTCTATTATAGCGCAGATGATTAATTTTGCCGTCCAACAGATGGCAAAGGCTGTCAATTGGAACGATCTACGTCAGATTGTAACTGGTACTACGCTTTCGAGTGGTGATCACACAGTTTCTCTACCATCAAATATCAGGCTTCTTACTGGTATGCGTATTGTTGCAGATGGTACCACTAACTACCAGATAGTTGAAGTTATAGATCAGAAAGAGTTTGAAAACAAATACCCAGATCCTGTCCCAACTGTTTCTGGTACTCCAGTAGAGGCCACTGTGTATGGTAGAACAATCTATTTCGACAAAAAAGCAGACCAGGATTACAATCTATATCTCTATGCCAGGGTTTATCCAACTGATATGTCCGATGATGACGATGAGCCGAGCATGACTGGTGTAGACCATATGATAATTGCGTTGGCAACTGCGCTCATGTATCTCCATCTGAAACAACCTGAATCTGCATCTGTTTGGTTTGATCTCTACAAAGCCTTCCAGGCAGATGCAATGAATGAAGTTACTGGTGCAACGGTAACCTTGGCAGAGCCTAATTAAGAGGGTAGGAAATGGCTTTCACAAATAATTGGGATGAAACAAGCCCCACTGACAATACTAATGCCGTTGATATCGACAACGAGATACGTAAACTGCGTACCGATGTCAGGGAGCGGCTGGCCCAGGATCACAATTTTGCATCCTCAGATACAACCACTAATGATGACATTGGCCGCCATAAGCAAATTACTTTCTATGATGACTTGGCATCTCTACCATCTGTCTCTGGCGACCGTACTGTTGCTGGGCCGAAGAAGATGACCAGCGGCAGTATCGTGCCATTTTGGAAAGATGCCAGCAATGAATCACGTCTGCTTATAGGCAACGCCAATTTGAAGATGTGGGTATATGCCAATACTGCTCCCCCTGGTTGGGTAGTGGATTCTTCACCGCCTACTGACAAGGTATTGGCCTTTGCTGGTGGCGATGAGGCTTATAACGTTGATGGCGGCAATGAGGCCGGGACCTGGACCGTAGCCGGGCTTTCAACTGCGGATGATACCCATAACCATCAGTGGTATGACTACGTTTCTGGTGACGTTGCCAAGTCCTGGGATACTGATGGTAATGCAATAAATATCACATGGGACGAGAATGCTGGTGACGGGATTAGGGGCACTGGTTCTGCCGATAAGGATCAACTCGACCTAGATCTCTTTACCAATGAAGACACTCATAACCACAGCATATCGTCCGACGCAAGCTGGCGTCCGGCGGCAGCAGTGGGGAAGATGATGTATCCAGAAATGAGCTAGTAGGGGGCCATATGCTCAGCAAAAACGATAAGAAGTATCTAAAAGGTCTATTGCGTGATTTCTTCAAGCCCGAAGGTGACAAAAACTGTCCAGCCCTGATTCCCTGTGAAGCGTGCAAGTGGTATCGCTACTGGAAGCTGGTTAATGAGAAAACGGGCGAGGAGAAGATTGAGAGGAAATGCTCAATTGATGTGCTATTGGAAAACATCCCTCGTATCATTGGGGCTATCGATGGATGTCAGGCAGCTACTAACCAGACCAGGAACCGTATAGAGGCTCTTGGTCGGGCGACTGCCGAAGCATTTCAGCATCTGGATGAAAAAGTCCGAGAGTTGAAGCAGATCGAGGCAATAGAATGGAAGAGCGAATCGAACGAGAAAGCATAGGCTTTCTTGGTTATAAATACACAGATGCCAAACAATTTGTGAAACCGATCATCCCGGATGGGGGGCCGAGCCAACTTATAGGCGGCAAGAACCTCTACGTCCGGGATTATATGCTCCGTACTTTCCCAGGTTTCGCCAAGGAATTTACTACTCAATTGGGCGAAACTGGTTACCGGAGGATTGTGGGTATCTTCCCATATGTGGCAACCAATGGTTCGTGCTACTTCATAATTTGCACCCCAAGGAGAATCTACTCCTATAAGCCTGGGGACAGTTCTCCCACTTTAATTTCTGGTGCGGTTACACTCACTGGTGACAACGACGACTATTTTGATGCTACCTACTGGGCTGATACTACCTCTGGATATGCCCCTTGGATTATTTTGACAAATGGAGTCGATAACCCAGTCTATTGGGCGGGTTCTGGTAATCTTTCAGCTTTAGGTGGGTCGCCTCCCAAAGGTAAATGTATTTCTG